TACTTGACAAATATTTCAAAGTTCTGAAAAGAATTGATGAAAGGCATTATTGGCCACTTTTCATATTTCTGTCTTGCTACTTTGTAGTGCCATATTCAGAATTTGTGATTACAGCACTAATAATCCTATATTTCAAATTTGAAGGCACATTCCGTAAATGGGGTGGTAGACTAATACGACCATTTCCAGAATGGATCAGATTTGGTGGATCTACTATTTTCTTCCTTGTTATGTTGGATGACACACTTGCATACCTCAGTATTATTGCAATTGGTATCTGGAGTAACAGAGAATTAAAAAAACGCAATAAGGAAGAACTAAATAAAAAGTCGGATCAAGAAAATGGACTAGAATGAATTTTACTGTTTATTCAAGGGACGGATGCCCTTTTTGTACTAAAATTACCGAAGTCTTGAAATTAGCAAATTTTAAGTTTGTCGAGTATAAATTAGATGAGCATTTCGACAGATTCGGGTTTTATGAAGAGTTTGGTGGAGGTGCAACCTTTCCACAAGTGCTTTTAAATAACAAAAAGTTAGGAGGATGCACTGAAACTGTTAAATACCTCAAAGAGCATAATATGGTCTAATGGAGAAAGAAGACGTACTTATTGACATTGTAGAAAACGCTGTCAATGATGCAATGTTTGCACATAAACATAATTTCAAAATGTACGAGTATTTGATTCATAACAACCTAACAAAACGTGAAATAGTAGATTTCCTTAATTGTGGAACTGCCAAGAACATTAGAATAACCTTAGATGACCTTGACCTCGTAATCGAGGGGGGTCATTCCTTTATTCGGGAAGCATACCCGAATTGGACGAAATCTGAAGCGAGAAAGATCAGAAAATACCTATACAAAATTCTTAGTGATGCAGAAAAGTACAAAGATAAAAAGTCCCGAAGAGTTCGCTCTAAATAGGGGTATAGAGATTATGTTACCGAGAAGGAGGGCGGTACGACCAAGCAACATTGATCGTACCTTTCGTTTACTAGATCGTTTGGTACGTATTAGAATAGACATACGTAAGGAGGAAGACGATGGAAACTAGTGTAATACTATTCTTTTCTGGGATAGGCATATTCTTAGCTCTCTTATTAGGAGGGGTCATAGGGTGGCAATATCACGAGGCTGTGGCGAAACATACATATAAGAGACAACTAGACAATTTACATCCTGAGTTCCTCGATAGCGGTGGATCTTATGTAAATGAAGAACTTCTCGCTGTCAGATTTGCAGATCCTGAGGATCTACTTGACGATGACGATGAAGTATGATACAATACTAAAAAAGTGACTTGATATGGCACCAAGAAAATTACCTAATGATGCACTTATAACAGAAATCCTTCAAAAGGTCTCCTCAGCGAAGACTAAGAAGGAAAAGGTAGATTTACTCCAAGAGTATAATCAAGATGCCTTACGTGCAATCTTAATCATCAATTTTGATGAATCATTAAAATTCCTTCTACCAGAAGGAGAAGTACCTTTTAATCCTAACGATGCACCTGCAGGTACAGAGCATACTCGTCTAACACACGAGCATAAGGGTTTATACAGGTTCTTCAAAGGTGGAGACAGTTCTATCAAAGGTATGAAGAGAGAACAACTCTTTGTACAGTTATTAGAAGGTCTTCATGAGGATGAAGCAAACATGCTAGTATCTGCCTGTAACAAGGACTTACAAGCAAAGTATAGGATTACTAAGCAAGTAGTATCTGAAGCATTCCCATCAATTGTATGGGGTAACAGATCGTGATCTGGGAAAGTAATGAGGAGGTGGCACAGGTAAAAGACAAATATACTGTGACCATCTTACATACTGCATGTGAAAGATCTGCTGCTAATAATAAAAAACTTCCAACCAATGCCTGTATAGTTCATTATTTGGCAATGGCAAAGGGGGAAGAACACTACTCTGACCACTATGATATAGTGATGGGTAGTAAGGTCAACATTTTCGATTGTTACTATGACAAACTCGGATCAAAACATCTCAAAGCTATCGGATTCTGCGGAGGAACAATTTCTCCAGGAAATTTCGATACCAAAGCATATCTCGCAGCAAGCAAATGATCTCTTCAAAAAGAAGAGTGAAAACCCACAGGACTTTCTTTTTGAATCACCTCCTAAGGGTAAAGACATTGATGACCTAGCAGACGAATTATTTGATGCCCTATATGATCACACAAATAAATAGCGATATAGAACTATTGGATCTTTTAAAAGAGAGCGAACGCACTGGGGAAACTCAGACGATGCGTTCATTTTTGCTCTTTTGGAATCAATATCCAATACGGTCTTCTTACGTTATAAACGAATGGATAGGTTTCAAAGTCCACCATGAGAGACAAAAAAGCAGCAAAAAAATTAATAAAAAGAGCTAAATTACACCCTGATTGGTATACCAAACAAGAAGCATGGTATGCTAAAATGATTAAAAATGAAAGTAAAAATGATAAGCGTAACTCCAGACGCAGAAAAAACGATGGGGTACGTGGCGAGAGTGAGCAACCCCAAGAATCAAAACAATCCAACCGTGGATGGTTTGTTGGGTTATTGCATAAAGCACGGTCACTGGTCGGTCTTTGAGCAAGCACATATGACACTTGAGATCGAGACCACTAGAGGTCTTGCTGCTCAGATACTACGACACCGTAGTTTTACATTTCAAGAGTTTAGTCAAAGATATGCTGACACTAATCTGTTAGCAGAGGAGATCCCTATGTTTGATCTCCGACATCAGGACTATAAGAATCGACAAAACAGTATAGATGACGTACCGAAGAACAAAAAAGCAGATCTCGAATACAAGATTGCTGAACATTTTGTTGAAGCGATGGATCTATACAACGAACTCCTCGCTTCGGGTATTGCGAAGGAGTGTGCGAGATTTGTTCTCCCGTTAGCAACACCTACGAGATTATACATGACAGGTAGTGTTCGGTCATGGATTCACTATATAGATTTAAGAAGTGCCCATGGCACACAAAAAGAACATATGGACTTAGTACACGAGGTAAGGCAGATCTTTAAACAGAAGTTTCCTATTTGTAGTAAAGCATTAAACTGGGAGTACAGATAATGCCAGTATATCCAGTAAAGAATTACACCACAGGTGAAGAGAAAGAACTCAACCTTACAATTTCAGCATATGAAAAGTGGAGGGAAGATAATCCCGAATGGGAGAAGAACTGGCAAGCAGGAGTCATGTCTGCTATCAGTGAAGTTGGTGACTATCAAAACAAACTTCCACAAGGTTTCAAAGATCGTTTAAACAACGTCAAGAAACACCACCCTTACGCTAAATTCGACGCACTTAAGTAATGCCTGTAAAAAGCAAGAAGCAACCAACACTTGTTGGATTAACTACGAGACAAATGAAACGTAAACCAATAGGAGCAGAACATTTACTAGACATCAAACCTCTAACTCCATCACAGGAGAAGGTGTTTGATGCTTGGGAAAAACAGAAAAACATGTTTCTATTTGGGTGTGCAGGTACTGGTAAATCATTCGTTACCATGTATCTTGCACTTCGTGATATACTAGATGAGAAGACACCTTATAATAAACTATACGTTGTAAGGTCTTTAGTACCTACTAGAGAGATTGGTTTCCTACCAGGCGACCATGAGGATAAAGCAAACCTCTATCAGATACCATATAAGAACATGGTTAGGTTCATGTTCGAGATGCCTGATGATCCATCATTTGAAATGCTTTATGCTAACCTAAAGGCACAGGACACAGTATCGTTCTGGTCTACAAGTTTCATTCGTGGAACTACCATAGATAACAGTATAGTTCTAGTGGATGAATCAGAAAACTTAAACTTCCACGAACTAGACTCCATCATCACACGTCTTGGAGTTAATAGTAGAATTATATTTGCAGGTGACGCTGCACAAACTGACTTGACCAAAGCCCATGAGAAAACTGGTATCATGGACTTTAAGAAAATTATTGATGACATGGATGAATTCGAGAGTATTGAATTTGGTATTGATGACATCGTTAGATCTGGTCTAGTCAAATCGTATTTGATTAGTAAGATGAACCTTGGACTTTAAGCACTTAGACATACATAACTTTCCAGAGTTAAAAGCAACAACAACTAAACAGGGTAGGAGGTATCTCGTTAATGGTATGTCCTACCCTTCTGTTACAACTGTGATAGGACATTCTAAGAAGAAGTCCATCATGGAGTGGAGGAATAGAGTTGGTGAAGAGGAAGCAAATAAAATTACAAAACGTGCTACAACTCGTGGGAACAAGTGTCATAAGTTAGCAGAGTTATACATCAAGAATCAAGATATAAGCAAATATAAGGATGATCCACTATCAATGGGGTTATTTTACCAAATCAAACCACATATAGATAGTATCAACAACATACATGCAATTGAAGCACCCCTATCAAGTCAGGTGTTAAAGTTGGCAGGTCGAGTGGATTGTATTGCGGAGTATAAAGGAGAACTTGCAATTATAGATTTCAAAACATCAACTAAGACGAAACGTGAAGAGTGGATACACGACTACTTTGCACAAGAGACAGCTTATGCTATAATGTTTCAAGAGCTAACTGGATTACAAGTTAAGAAGTTAGTGACAATCATAGCCTGTGAGACAGGTGAACCCCAAGTTTTTGAAATTTATGACAAGTTTAAGTATGCTCGCAAACTTAAAGAGTACATCGACACCTACAAACAAGCATATGGCGAGTGGTAAGATAGA